TGATAGAATCAATAAATTTACATATAAAATAAATGCAACAAAAACACCTGTTTCATATCCAAAAGTAGAACATTTATTAACAGAGCCTGAAAATCCTTATGAATTTGCATTAAATGTAGAATATTTATCTTCTTTGAAAAATTTAAATGTAAATCCGAGAAGCAACATAATAAAATTATGTGTGAATAAAGAAAGAAATCTTGCTGCAGTTTATTTCAAAGCAGAAAATAGTAGTGAAGATAATATGATTCAAGACGGTGTAATAATGCCGATACAAATAAGATAGTGAGTTATAAAATGAACAAAAAATTACAAAATTTAATTGAGAAAGGAAATAACATAGTTTTATCTGGAGCTGCAGGAACCGGTAAGAGTTATCAGGTGCATAAAATTATTGAGAAATACGGCAAAACAAAAAAAATCGCTTTAACTTCTACTACCGGCATTGCAGCAACAAATATAAACGGTCAAACATTGCATTCATTCTTAAATTTAGGAATGATAAAATCAGACGACTTGAACAAAGAAGTTTCAAGAATAAGATATAATCCATGGGCGAGATGGGAAGAAGTTGAAAAAACAGAAATTCTTATCATTGATGAAATTTCAATGTGTGATGGATTTTTGTTTAATATAGTTGAGGAGGTGCTGCGAGCAGTTCGCAACAATTCAAAGCCTTTTGGTGGTGTGCAGGTCATTTTAGTAGGGGATTGTTATCAGCTGCCACCTGTTGAAAGCAACACAAAAGGCTTTTTCTTTGAAAGTGAAGCTTATGCATTTGGAAACTTTAAGCCGGTATTATTAAAGAAGGTTTACAGACAAAATGATCAAGAATTTATTGATTGTTTGAACAGAATCCGAATTGCAGAGCATACAGATGCAGATATTGAATACTTACAGAAAAGACAGTTCCCAGATATGAACTATGCTCTTCTTGATACAACTTGCTTATATCCGACAAATAAAGAAGCAGATATTTTGAACGAATACAGGCTTAACGATTTGGAAGGTAAACAAATTGAATTCAAATCTAAAGATAAAAATTACACAAACACTAATTTAACAGGTATTCAAAGAGATTTTAATAAATTTATGAGAGCACCTGAAAAACTAAAATTAAAGCCGGGAGCAAGAGTTATTTTATTAACTAATATTGTTGTTAATCGTGGCTTGTGTAATGGTTCTATTGGTGTTTTTGTACGTCAAAAAGGTGATTTGCTTGTATGTAAATTCAATGGAAGAGAAGAATTTATTCCAAAGACAGTATTTGAAGTGCATGAAAAATCAAAACTTGTATTTGAGAGAGAACAATATCCGCTTGCTTTAGGGTGGGCCGTATCTATTCACAAATCACAAGGCATGAGTTTGGATTCTGTTGCGATAGATTTTTCAAGAATATTTGCACCACATCAGGCTTATGTTGCACTTTCAAGGGCCAGAAATTATGACGGCTTATATTTGAAAAACCTTACAAGCAAATGTATTTTTATTGATCCAAAAGTAGTAGATTTTATGAAAAGTTTAGAGGGTAAGAAAAATGAAAAAATTACTAAAACAATTTAGTTCAGATGAAAGAGTGTTTAATATTGAAAAAGGCATTGAAACCATTCAAACAGAAATAAAAAACAATGAAAAAATATCAAAATTCATAATAAAAGAGTGCCGCTCCGAATCGAAAAACGGAAGAACAATCATTTTTATATTAACTTCAGGAATGATTGAACTTCATGAGATTTTGAGTAAAAATGTAATATACATGCACCTTACAATAAGAGTAAAAAAAGAATTTGAAAAAATTAAGAAAGAGTTGGATTTAATCAATGAGTAGTATTTTATTTGATAAAATTTTCGGTGATATTATTCCTGCCGGAACGAATACAAATCAGAAAAACATTATGATTCCATGCATTTTTCATGACGATAAAAATGCAAGTCTTTGCATTTCAACAGACGAGAATAAACCTGTTTATAATTGTTTCGGATGTAATGAAAAAGGCTCTTGGATAGGTTTTTATATGAAGAGGAACGGCTTAACATATCCAGAAGCATTAAAAGCACTTGATATGGATAAACCTTTTGAACAAAGACCTGTAAAACAAATTATTGCAAAAGAACCACCGCAAAGAGTAGATACAGATTACACCGATTATTGCTATAAGGTTTGGAATGATACAATTATGCATGATGAATTCTATGAATTTTATGCTAAAAAATTATACGAATTAAGAGGAATAACATTCCCGACTGCAGTCGCATGCTTTATTAGTTATGATCCGAGTAAGGGATGGATATTCCCAGTGATACGTTACAAGGATAAAAAGTGTGTTGGTTATGAAATAAGACACAAACTATTTCAGCATTTCAAATTCAAGAACGGTAAGGAAACAAAATGCTACAAGGCCGATAATACACCGTCATGCCTGTGTTGGATTTATGAAGCATGGGATAATAAAAAATGCATTGTTAATGAAGGTTTTGTTGATGGATATTTTCAATATCAATATCAATATGAAAAAGCACAAAAATTCAAAGGTGAATTTGCACAAGTGGACTGTAATATTCTAACAAGTTCATGCGGTGTCAAACATATTCCTGAATTAGTTGAACAGGCCAAATTGTGGAATGATTTTGACGAGATAATTTTCTGTCTGGATAATGATGATGCTGGCCGGGATGCAAAAGAAAAATTATTAGCACTACCTCATGAAAATAAATTCAGATTTTTTAATTTGCTTGAAGATGGTGAAGATTTTGAAGAGTTTTATAAAAGAGTTTTAGTTAAGGAATTATACAAATGATTTTAAGAGATTATCAACAAGAAACAGTTGATTTAATATTAAATAACATTGATAAAGGAATAAAAAAGCAATTAATAAACAGTCCAACAGGTTCAGGAAAAACAGTTATTGCGAGTGAAGTTGTAAAACAATTAGTTGAACAAGGCCGCAGGATTTTCTTTGTTGTGGCTAATGAACCGTTAATAATGCAAACTTATAATAAATTTATCGGCATTGGTTTATTTCCTTCTATAATAAAGGCAGGTTTTGAAAGATATTATAATGAATTTGCAAAAGTTCAAATAGTAATGATTCAGAGTTATTCTGCAAGGGTTGAGAAACTTCCTGACTTAAATCCTGATGTAATAATTGTTGATGAGGTTGATTTCGGTTTCAATGGCCAGATGTTTAAGAAACTTGTAAAAAAACATGAAAATGCTTTTATTGTCGGATTAACAGGAACACCGATTACATTCAAAGGTTATTTATTGCCGGGATTTGATTTTTATCATGAAGTGGTAACAGTCCGAGAACTGCAGAAAGGAGGTTATTTATCAATTGATAAAAACTTCATACCGGCCACACCTGATATGTCGAATGTCCGAGTTATGACAACAGGTGAATTCAATGAAACAGAACTTGATGAAACATGTTCGCAAAGTTATTTCATAAATGATATTGTTGAAACTTACAAAAAGGTTAATTGCGGTTACAGAGGGATTGTATTTGCAATTTCAATAGGGCATGGTGAGAAACTTCAAGAAGCATTTTGCAAAGCCGGTATTAAAACAGGTTTAATTCATTCAAAAATGAAAAAGTTTCAGGTTGATTATTGGATGCAAGCACACAAGCAAGGTAGAATTCAATTATTAGTGAATGTTGGCAAATTAACCAGAGGTTTTGATGATGTTGAAATTATTGATTGCATAATGGCCCGACCGACAATGTCGCTTGCTTTGTATCTTCAAATGGTCGGAAGAGCGGCCCGATTAGATTCAGAAGGGAAACACTTCTTCCGTCATTTTGATTATGCCGGAAATATTGAAAGATTTGGTTTGTGGTCAGAACCTCGGTTATATTCACCAGATCAGGAAGTAAAAAGAGAAGTTGAATTCAGGCCAATTGTGTGTCCGTCATGTTTTTCAGTAATTTATGAAAGAACAAACACATGCCCTGAATGTGATTTTATTCTAACGCAGCAGCAAGCACAAAGAGAAAGAGAAATTCAGGATAATTTAAGAGCCAAAGAAATTATTGAAATAAAAGCAAGCACAGGTTCAGCCGGTGCAATAGATGCCTTAACACATTTATTAGGACATAACGGAAACACTTTTTATTACACAAAATTATTAAGCATGAAACCTGATTCAATTCCGAATGATACATTCAATTCAGAAGTAATAAGACTTTCAAATTATGCACGTAGAAAGCAATACAACCCGAATTATGTATATTATAAAATGCGTGAAAAAATGTGCTTGACAATTTAATTATAACATGTTAGGATAATAGAAAAGAAGGAGGAAAGTATGTCAAATCCAAATAAGTCTGTTTGGTTCAGTAACGGCAATAAAGAGTACGTGCAGGAACAAGCTGACAAAGAAAACAAAACCTTTAACAAAAAAATCAATGAAATAATTGATGCTGATCGTAGTAAAAAAGAAAAGAAAGAGGTGTAAAATGACAGCAACAGCAACACAGAATTGGTTAGGATTTTCAGTTAATTTTGAAAACGTAGAGGACAGAACTTCAGAGAGCAACTTTGAGTTATTACCGGAAGGTTTCTACAAAGCTGAAATCAAAAATGTAGTTCAAAGTGTACTTGGTGCAAACGATAAACCGGCACTAACAATTACATTAGAACTTGAAGAAGGTAAAAAAGAAATGGTTCACAATTTATTTTTACCTCAAAACGGTGATGAACAAACTGCAATTGATTTTAAATTGCAAAACTTAAGAAACTTCTTCACAAGATGTTTATATTCAAAACTTACAAAAGATGAATATAATGCACTTGATGCCAAAGAAAAGAATGATGCACTTGCTAAAATGCAAACTTCATCTAAAGGGCCGGCACAATTTATAGGCTCAAAAGTTTTAGTTCACATCAAACAAGAACCTTTTATTGCTCAAGATAAAGAAACAAAAGCAATTAAATTCACAGAAAAACCAACAGCATATTTAATTAATGCTATGCCAAAATCAATACTAAAATTAATCAATGAAAAAGAACAAAACGGTGTTGATATGAGTAAAATGCCTGTAATTTTATTCTCAAATAAAGTTGCTGCATGTGGCTTTGGTTTTTATAACGACTTTGATTCAGAAGCAGTATTAAAAAATTCAAAAGCATACGATTTTATTCAGGCAAATACTGAAACAGATTCTTCAACTGCAGCAGCAACAACAGAAGCTGCAAAACCTGAAAAAGCAGTTCCACAATTTTAATTCCTCGTTAAACTCCGCAATATAATTGACAAATCGGAAAGACGGTTGACACTCGGACAGACGAGATGTTTTTAAGATTAAGAAAGAGGTAAATACATGGACTATAATGAATTATTTGGTGAAATTAAACCAAAAAGTAATTATTCGACACCAACTTTTACCATAATATATGGGAATATTGGCTGTGGAAAAACTGTTCTTGCAACAACTTGTTCTGAATTAGGTCAGACGGTTTTAATCAATTTTGAGAACAGAATATCACATATTGATGAAACAGAAACATTGAGAATTGTTCCGACATCTGCAGGTGAAGCCAGAGAAGATAAAGCATGTACTTATGAACAGTTTTTGAATTTTCTTACTTTTATTGAACAAGAAAACATTAAATTCAAATATCTTATTATAGATACACTTGATGAGATGTTTGTTAAATTTTTACTTGGCATGCTCCGTAAAGGTGAGATTCAAGATAAATATTATGGCCGCCCTGAAGTTTATAATAAAATCTGGGAAATAACTAAAAAAATTAAAGATTTAGGAATTTCAATTATTGCGACCTGCCACCAAAAGCAGAATGAAGAAATAGATCTTCTTTTAACAGATGCATTAAAATCAAAAATAAATATGACGGTTGATAATGTTTTTTATTTGAAAACTGCTGATGATGATAATAGAGTTTTGACATTAAAACCTACCGGCAGCATTGTAGGTAAATTGACCGTCAAAAAAGAAAAATATAATGATGTACCTTTAGAGTTGATAAATCCAACTTGGAAAGATATTATTGAGGTGATTAATGCTTAATGTATTAGAACAAGAAGAACAGAAAGCTTTTGTTACTCGTTGCCACATGGAAAATATAGGTGTTATAAGCATAGAAAACAGTTTACAGTTTCCTGTAAATGCAGTTCTTGATATTGTAAAACCTTATGTAAAAATAACGGCATTAGAGAGCATAAAAACAAGGTTACAGAAACTTATGAGCATGCTAACAAGCAAGAGATATTCTCAAGGCATGCTCAAAGGCTGCCCTGATTTATTTCTTCCACAATTTGATTTGTTTATCGAAATGAAAAGAAGAGATGGTGGAGTGGTAAGTTTGGAACAGAAAAAAGTTCATGAATGGCTGCGACACTTGGGGTATAAAGTAGAAGTTTGTCATGGTGCAAAAGAAGCATGGCAAGCGGTAGAAAATGAAAGGAAAAAGTAAAATGGAAGTTTTAGATGTTTTAAATAGATGTAGATTAGAAGGGAATGTTTTGTATTTACCAGATGTTCAAATGGACAGAAAACTATATCTTGATGTTGCTAAAAAAATTGAATTAATTGGCGGTAAATGGAATAGAAAAGAAAAAGGTTTTTTATTTAAAGAAGATCCTGCAGAACTTTTTGAAAGCATAAAAAACGGTGACAATAGAAATTTAAAAAAAGAATTTCAATTTTTTGCAACACCAGAAAAATTATGTGAAAAACTTTGTGAATACATTCCAGAAGGTACTGAAACAATTCTTGAACCGAGTGCAGGGCAAGGAGCAATAATTCAAGCAATAAATAAATATAATCCAAATATAAAAGTTAGTTATTGTGAACTAATGGAATTAAACAGAAAACAATTAAAAGGTGATGCTGAATATTTACAAGATGATTTCTTAACTCTTGACGAAAACTTAAAATTTGATGTTGTTATTGCAAATCCACCTTTTAATAAAAATCAAGATATAGAACATTTTTATAAAATGTTAAAGCATGCCCAAAAAAGAGTTATTTCTATAATGTCTAAACATTGGGAACATTCTTCTTTCAAAAAAGAAACCAAATTCAGAGATTTTATTTATTCAAGTAATGCTAAAGTTATAGAAATTGAAGCCGGTGCTTTTAAAGAAAGTGGAACAATGATTTCAAGTTGTATTGTAATATTTGATAAAGAAAACGAGGTGTAAAATGGATATATTAGCAGTAGATATAGAAACAATGCCAAATCCTGAAATGATTTCAAGATTACCAGAAGTTGAAGCAGATTCAAGATTAAAAGATGAAGCAAAAATAAAAGCTGATATTGAAAAGAAAAAAGAGGAACAAATAAAAAAGATGGCTTTAAATCCTCTTTACGGTAAAATTGCTTGCATAGGCTATTATGGTGACAAAATCAAAGAAGTTGATTTGAGAGATGAAAAGGAAATGATCCAAAGATTAATGGACTTGTGGAACGATAATCTTATTGTCACATGGAACGGTAAAGCCTTTGATTTTGAATTTATTATTAAAAGAGGTGTAATATTAGGTCTTTGTCCTTTAACGGCTCTTGAACGATTTACAAGCAGGTATAGTAAATATGAATTACACATTGACCTTATGGAAAAATGGTGCGGTTTCGGTAAGTTCGCAAAATTGAATGAAGTTGCACAGGTTCTTCTTAATGGTGAATGTAAAGAAGAATTTGATGTTGAACAAATCCCGGAACTAATAAAAACACCAACGGGCCAAGAATTAATAAAAAGATATTGCTTGCAGGATTGTAAATTAACTTATGATCTTGCTAAAAAGATGGGGTATTAATTATGAGTTTAGAAAGTCCAAATTATTACAATTCTGAAGATCGTGCGTTGTATGATAAATTATTCTATCATAATAATGACGGTAAACCTTTAACAGAGCAAGAAGAAGAATTCTGCAAGTCAATGTACCACATGGAAGAAGTCGCTTGTGGGTTAGATGGAGATTAAGAAAATGTTTGATACACGAATAATTAGAAGGCTTGCTTATGACGGCAATTATCAAAGAGCCATTGAATTAATTGTTGATATTATTGATGGGAAGAAAAATTATTTTGAAGTAAAAGAAGATATTGAAAATCATATCAAAAAAAATAATTATAATAAAATAAAAAATATGACACTTGATGAGATGGCAGAATGGCTTTGGCTTAATGCAGGGACACTTTATATTATTAAGACAGTATCAGATTTTAAGAAGCAAGATGGGTTTAAAGATTGGCTATTAAGTGAAATAGAGGAGTGCGAGGGCTAATAAATGAAAATACAAACAATTAAATCAGCAATAATAGATTCTTATGGTAATAAGTATGTTTATAAAACTACTACCAAGATAAATAAAAATAAACAAAATTCTAACATTTTAGTTACATGTAATAATAAACCTATATACAAGGTAACTACTAACGGTAAAAGTAATAAAGAATATGACATGGGTTTATTTGGTAATTGGATTTTAAGAAAATGAATGATAAAGAATTAATTCATTTAATAACTGAATATGCCTATTTAAGAGATAAAATTAAATTAATTGCTTTCAAAATAAAAGAAGAATTAGAAGAAAGGGAAAGAGATGCCAATAGACAAATACACATTAAAATTAAGACAGGCCATGACATTAAAGGACAAAATCAGATACACTCAAAGAAGAATTAATGAGTGGGTTGAACATTTTGGTGAGAACGGATGTTATATTTCTTTTTCAGGTGGAAAAGACAGCACAGTTCTTTTACATCTTGTAAGAAATTTATATTCAAATATTGAAGCCGTTTTTGTTGATACCGGTCTTGAATATCCTGAAATTAGAAAGTTTGTTAAATCTTTTGATAATGTAACCATTTTAAGGCCCGATAAAAGATTTGATAAAGTTCTTGAAGAATATGGATATCCTATTATTGGCAAAGAGGTCAGCAAATGTATATATGAAGCAAGAAGAGGTTATCAATATCAAATAAACAAATTAAATGGTGATCGCAAAGATAAAGATGGAAATCCGAGCCGATTCAATTATACTCAATGGAAATTCTTACTTGATGCACCTTTTAAAATTAGTGATAAATGCTGCACAGTAATGAAGAAAAGACCTGTGCATAAATATTATAAATCTTCTGGGAAAGCACCAATAATAGGAACAATGGCAGAAGAGAGCCAATTAAGAAGGCAGCAATATATTAAAAATGGTTGTAATGCTTTCAATAATAAAATTCCAACTTCTACACCTATTGCTTTCTGGACTGAACAGGATATTTTAGAATATATTGATACATATAAAATACCGATTGCAAGTGTTTATGGTGATGTTATGAAAGATAATAAAAATAAATATTATACAACAGGATGCCAGAGAACCGGCTGCATGTTTTGTGGGTATGGCTGCCACAGAGAAAAAGAGCCTAACAGATTTCAAAAACTAAAAGAAACACACCCAAAACAATATGAATATATCATTAAAAATTTAAATATGGGTGAAGTATTAGATTTTCTAAACATAAAATATTAAGAAAGGATAAAACATGAGTAAATACAATTTTGAACAAAAAAGAAACGATTATATGAGTCCACCGGAACTTGTAAAAAAGGCCCTAGCAGAAAAAGGAAGGACAGTTTTTTATTGTGATGTTTGCTGTTCAGAGAAAAATATACCGGCCGTTCATTATTATATAGAAGGTCAAAAAGACGGATTAAAAATGCCATGGTATAAACTTAATTGGTGTAATCCACCTTTTGATGAATGTGCAAAATGGATTAAAAGAGCTTATGAAGAGCAGCAAGAAGGGAATGAAACGGTCATGCTCATACCTGTAAGAACAGAAACTAAATATTGGCATGATTACATTCTTTTCAACCCAAAAGTAAAAATCGAATGGTTAAGAAAAGGCCATTGTTTTATTCATCCTGAAACTAAAAAACCAATGGATGTATTCAAAAATGCTATTGCTTTAGTTTATTTTAATGCTTGACTTTGTTTTAATAACATATTAGGATATTAAACAAAGAAAGAGGTGGAATTATGATGTTTTTAATCCTTGATAGAAATCCTGTAAAATCGGCTTCATTAGTTCCTGATAAACTAAAATTTAAGCAGCTTTTAGAATTAGCACAAATGATTTCTACTATTACCGGCTCTGTTTATAAACCTGTAAAACAAGGAAAAGAAATTCAGGAATGGATAAAAAAATATCCTGATTATACAAAATTCTATTATAGAACTTTGTATGCTTGGTGTATTGAAAATATTAAAATGCAAGCAAAAACGCTACAAGATTTAATGACAATTTATTTATCATTAAAAAGTGCAAAATTTATTCATTATCCTGAAACTGCAATATTCAGGTATAATAAAAATTATAAGGGTACGAGTTGGCAAAATAATTCAGAATTGTCAATTAATACCGCAATATACGAATATAAAAAATATTTATGTTGGAAAGGTTATCATGATCATTTACAAAGCAACTAATGTAATTACAAATGAATGTTATATCGGCCAAACAACAAATACTCTTCATAATAGAATTGTGGATCACAAATATGAAGCATTCAAAAGAGGAAGAAACGATAAATTCCATACAGCATTAAGAGAGTTTGGATGTGAAAATTTTGTCTGGGAAGAAATAGCAAAAAGTAATAATTACACAAATCTTGCTAAAAAAGAGCGAGAAATGATATTAAAATATGATTCAATAGAAAATGGTTATAATACACAGATAAGGAAAGATAAAAAGCATGCGTAATGAATTAGGCCGCATAGGATCAATCAGAAGATGGACAGAAGATGCTATAAATTGTTATAAAAGGGGATGTGTTTGTTCAGGTTGTCCAATTCAAAATTTAATAAGTTCAAAATGTTTTATGAAAGCTAGTGTTATAGAACTTGTAAAAAAAATAGGTATTCCTAAAAGAAATGGCTCACAAATTATATCGTGAGCCATTAATCGTAGTAAATATTAAGAAAGAGAATTTTTTAAGTAATACCATCTGATTTTACTTCTTATAAAAGGGCCGACATCTGATTTTGTTACCCATGAATATGGCGGCAAGAAAGTAATATCAGGTTTCCCATAACTTGATGTTTTAGGGTGTTTTATTCCAAATTCGTAATGAGTCATTACAGTATCTGGTGTTATATTTATTTTATACTTTTTGCATAAATCGGCAATAAATTTACATGCTGCTTCAAATTGAACTGCAGTTATAGGATAAGGGCCAATATCAGACCTACTATGATAATTAAGCATACCACACAAACTGACACCAATTGAGCCTGTATTCCCACCGCCTGTGTGTTGTGCATATTTGCCATCATAACAATTTTCATTATCTTCTGGTTTGAAAATTCCTTCATGTGTTTCACCTTTTGCATCTATTAAAAAATGATAACATTCTTTTTCATGCTGATTAGGTTTACCTATACCGCCTGTCCAATGTATAATAATTCTTTTCATGGATTAATCCTTTATGATTAGATGCAAAATAAAAGGTAATATAAAAGTGATTACACTTGAAACACCTACAAAAATCCAATATCCTTTTTCAAGCATTGATATTCTTTTTTCGTGGTTATCTTGTATTTTACGACAAGTTAAGCAATTATTTTTAATTACTTTTATGTCTGAATACATTTCAAGTTCTTGTGCTTCTGTTAGTGACATTAATTCTCTCTCCCTACAGCCTTTGTAAGTGCATCAAAACGGCTTTTTAATATTCCGTAATCTGCTCTTAAATTCCCGTTTTCATTCAATAAAAATTCAACTTTTTCTTCTAATTCTTCAAGTTTTCTATCATGTGAAAAAAGTTCTTTATTATTTTCAACATTCTGCATATTTAGAATAATTTCATTAGGAGTGCCGTTCTTAATTGTACCAATTTTATTAAAAGCTTCTGTGGTAACTTCAACATCTTTATCTTTGAAATGAATATCTTTTTTATTGTCTAATTTGTCTTTATAAACTCTTGCTAATACAAAAGTTACAATAATAACTAAAACAAAAAGTAATGGATAAAATAAATGAATATTAATCATGTTCTTTTCTTTCCTTTAATTCAATTGTAGGTTCATTTGGTTTTTGTGGTGTGACATCCATTTGTATTTTAAATGGTTTTCCTTCATATTCAGTTTCTTTTTCGTATATGGTTAAATTCGGTGGCCAGAAGTCAATCTTTATTTTTCTATTCGGACTTTTAGGATAACTTCTTTTTTTCTTTGCCATAACACTTTTATTATAACATAATAAAATAAAACCGTCATTATTTAATAACGGTTTAGGGGAGGAGTTGGAATAGATGTTATTTTTCTTCAAAATATTCAATTCTTTTTATTGCGTTTTTATATGCTCTTTCATCAGGTTTTCCCATATAATCAGGATCCTCTAAATAAGCCTTGGCCATTTTTAAGAAATAACTAGGCTCTGTAAATATATGGCCATAATCAGACCACAGCATATTTACAACATAAGCATAATCATATTCATAGTAATCTTTATTACTAAAGTCTATATTTGAAAGTTTAAGGATATCTTCAACTTCCCATTTTGCACCAGAACCTCTATCTTCTGACCACTTCAATAAAGAAACTGCTTCATCATAGATTGAACGATCCACAATATGACATCCATATTCTTCTTCAAACATAGTTTTTACAAATTCTTCAGGCATTTTCTCACGAAATTTATCTATAAGTTTTTCTGCAAACTTTTTATCTTCCATGAGTTTTTCTGAATAAATTTTATCTGCTTTCTCTATATCGTACATTTTCAAGCCTTTCTAACCGTTTTATTATTTCGGTTTGTTTATTTAATATCTCTTGCAGGTAATCTTTATTTTGATGTTGTAATTCCTGCAAAACATCATCTGCAGTTGCTTGTTCCAATAACTCTTGATAACTTAAAATCTGTATAAAGTTAGCAAAAGTATCTAAATTACTAAGCATAGCAAGGTGTTCTTAAAATTACATAACTGTCAGCAGCCGTTGTTGTAGCACCGCCCATAACAAAGCGACCGTAAGTCCTGCCATAAGGAACTACATTTGACAATAATGGCTGTCCTAGAGAATTCTTTATCGGAATTGCAGCCACTCCGTTTATTGTTGTTGTCAATGGTAACGGATCACCTGTAACCGCCGGTGAAATTGCTCTGCATACAACAAGGTTAAATATTTCTTTGTCACCTACATTTGCTGTATTAGTTAATTGTAAATCTAATGCCGTTCCTGTATTAGTTACGGTTTCAACTTTATGATTTATTAAATTATTGCATCTGCACATTTTTCTTATCTCCTTATTCAAAAAAGTGTGAAGGACATAAAAGTCCCTCACACCTCGCTACTAACTACGCATAAACTCCACATCCACAGTTACAGAATGGATTAGTTCCTGCATTGTAAGTTGAAGCTACAGGATAGCGAACTACGTTAGAAACAGCACTCTGTAATTGCAAAGCTGCCACTTGCTTTTCTAAATCGTTGATTTTGCTTTGAGCCAAAGCATCAAGGATTTTTTGAGTTTGTGCTGTGGTATTTGCGTTGATAGAAGCAGTATTAAGAGCATTGTTATAGTTTACACCATCAATACCTCTTAATGTTTCACAGCAACAACTTTGAATTCTGTCATTAATTGAAGTTTCCATATTTGCTACTTGAGCAATTTGTGAACTCAAAGCCATTTGAATATCTTTAGCAACATTGATATTGTCATATTTTGCTTGGTTTGTTGCAGCGACAGCTTGAGCTGTTCCTGCATTTACTGCACCTAAAATTTCTCTCTGACTTGCTAATTGGTTCTGATTATCAAATCCTCTTTGAACATCATTCTGTGTTGCTAAATTCTGATAACCAATAGCATTTGCAAAGCCGGCATTACCAAAACCGCCAAAGCCACCGCCCCACATTAGGGCCAAAATTGCGAACAGCCAAAGTCCGCCACCAGTTGAAAAATCGTCTGTCATAGTTTTTTGTCTCCTTTTTTATATTTTTATACCGTACTGCGACATAAATTGAGTTAAATCAATACCTCTACTTTGTGCTACATTCATTGCATACTCTTTTAATTCCGCATTACTTTTTCCTTTCAAACTTTCATATAATTGTTTAGCTTGCGGATTTCTGTTAATGGTATTTTGTATAAACATTTGCATCATGGGATTATTTAGCATTCTTAACCCCCTTTATGTCATGAGTAACTTGTTGTGAATTGATATAAGTTTCAAAAGTTTTTCTTAATCCGTCAATTTTATCATTAAGGGCCTTAAAATCATCTTCATAAGGATTTATGTTTGGAACTTCATTTTCTTTTGATTCTGGCTCTTGTAGTGGCTCATTTTTCTTAAATTCTTGTAAAACAGCAAGACCAGAATTTATATCAAATTGTTTTTTATAAATTTCGTTTGTACTTTGGTTATAAAAGAATGTAGGTATTCCATTAAAATCAACTGGAGTAGCAGTTGCTTCTTCTTTGTTGGTAACTGCATACATC